CTCGCAGACCAAGTTCGACGCTGTTATGCAGTCGATCTGGGTCTCGGGCGGCAAGCCGGACAGCGTGTACCTGTCGGCGTTCCAGATGAACCTTGCTCTGGGCTTCACTGGTAACAACAACCAGCGTTCGAACATCACGGCTGAAGCTGAGAAGGTCATCAAGCACATGGCCGTCTACGTCACCCCGTGGGGCACTGTTGAATTCAAACCGACCCGCGAGAACCGCGCTCGGGACGTGTTCATCATGCAGGACGACATGTGGGCCGTTGGCGTTCTGCGTGCGACCAAGAACGAAGAACTGGCCAAGACCGGCGACAACGAAAAGCGTCAGGTCGTCACCGAACTGACCTTGGTCTGCCGGAACGAAAAGTCCTCGGGCGGCATCTTCGACAACACTGTCGCATAATCGTGATGGGGCGGGCTTCGGCTCGCCCCTTTCCTCATCTCATGGCTGAAGGAAAATCCCATGCCCTCAAATTACTTTGAGAACTACGGCATCGTCACGGTCACGTCTGCGACTGTCACGATCACCGACGAGGCTCACGTCGGCCAGCGCGTTATTTTCAACCGCGCTGCCGGTGTGACCGCAACCCTGCCGGAAGCTACCGGCTCGGGCAACCGCTACGAGTTCATCGGCGCAGTCGATGCCTCGGGCAGCCAGATCATCAAAGTTGTCGGCAACGACACGATGGCTGGCGTGGCCTATCTGGGCAACGACAGCGCAGGTGCTTCGTGCTTCTACACTGCCGCCACCTCTGACACCATCACGCTCGATGGCTCAACCACGGGCGGCCTCAAGGGCTGGCGTGTCGTTTGTGACGACATCGCTGCCGACACTTGGGCTGTGACTGTTATGTCGGAAGCCTCTGGCACCGAAGCAACGCCGTTCTCGGCCACTGTTTCGTAATCAAAGAGAGGGGCGGGCTTCGGCTCGCCCCCTTGCCAATCATGAATGAATATCGGGTAACATGCGACGGCATTTTCCGTGGGGGCATCCGCTACAGGCGGGGGCAAATTCTGCGTATGCCGCCAGAGGTTGCCGACATCATGCGGAAAGTCTATCCGCATCTGACCTTTGAGGGCGTGAATGACGAAAATATCGGAACAGATGTTCGAGGAGGACGGGAAGATCGTGGTCAAGCAGACGCACGACTTCAACCCGGTCTTGGAGAAAGCAAAGATGCTCCGAAACGCAGGGGCAGGCCACCTCGGGGAAAGCAAGCTGGTGGGCTTAGTCCCGATGAAGGTTTGGGCTGAGTGGGCGAAGAAATGGGGCGTCAATCCCAACGACACGGCGGCCATGCGTGAAGTAGTGGCTCGTGAGATGAACAGCAGCGACAACGCCCATCTGCGCGTTTGGGAAGGCAAGTACTGATCTGGGTATCGCGAGGGGCGCGTTGGTTGTAACTGGACCGTAGCGCAGGCGTGGTTATCGACCGATACAAAGCCAATGGCCTCGCAGCGCCCCTCACTTGCATTAACTATCTGATTGCCACGGTGGCTGGCAAGCCTCTGCCTCGCTTTTAATGCGGTTGATTTCTGGTAGGTTTTTTACGGCCATGTATTTCAATAGCTCAAACTGCTCCTGCGTGACCCACCATGCAGGCAACTTAACGTAGCCCGCCCGCCTCAACGCTCTCGCACCGGGGCTGTTGCTGACTTCACGGGGCATTGCTTCCCTCAATCTCGGCCAGCGTGGCGTCGATGCGGCGGCATAGTTCCATGTCTCGGTCCCACTTGCGATCATACACTGGATGCTCGTCCTTCGGCCATTCGTGGGTGACATACTCCTCAAGGTCTTGCCGCGCCTCCTTGAGCAACTCCACCGCCTTTACCAGCTTGGCCTTGCACTCGTGGTCTGCACGGTCCTTTAACACCTCATCCCAGTCGAGGTATGCACCGTAGGCGTCAGCTAAAAGCGCCCCCTGTTTATCAATGACCTCATTGGCCTCATTCAGCTTGGCGGTCAGGGCTTCGATCTTCTCCCCGTTGATAACGTCGAGATCGTCCATAAGTTTGACCTTGGCGGTCAGGGCTTCGATGCGGTCGGCGGCGGCGACAGATAGGTCAGCGTATCCATCGTCCGCAAAATCACGCAGCGCCTTCACCAGTTCTTCGTCACTCATCCCTTTCCTCCCTCAAATACCTTCCGCCACTTGTAGATGCTCGGCACCGAGACGCGGTGCAGCGCGGCGGATTGCTTCACGCCTATGATCTCGGCGTCTTGGACGGCGGCTAGGCGAAGCTCGTCCGTCAGGCCGTAGTCTGGATGCAGTCCGGTCATCAGTCCCTCCATGCTCCCCTGAGTTTTGAGTTCAGATCGACCACCTCGGCCAACCGCGCATAACGCCAGCGACCCCACTTCCAAGTTCCCGGCGCGTAGGCTGGCACCGCCATGCGGACCATAAACACAGGCAAGAAGCCCCACTTCAGGTGGATCGCGCCCTGTTGGGCTTCGCTTGTCAGTTCTTTCATTTCCGCCCCCGTTCCCAAGCTGCCCGCGACAGCCGATTGGCCAGCGCGTCGATGTCCTCGACGCTGATCTGGCGGTTCTCCACGATGGCCCAATAGACGAGGGCCATGAACCGCCCTGCTGGCAGCACGGATGCCGCGTTGCTGATGCCCAGTGCCGCCTCTGCGTGGATGTCGCGGTGCGGCATGACCGCCTGCTTCTTTCTCCAGAACATCATTCTCCCCCCTCAGGCAGGTCGTAGCAGACAACCCGCACAACATGTCCCGACGCCACCAACTCAGACAGCTTGGCGGCGATCTTGCCGTCGGACATGTTCAGGTCTTCCGCGATCTCCTCTACCGTTCCTCGCCCTTGCTCTAGACTTTCCAAAATGAAGTCGGCCAGACCATCATCTTGTTGAACAGCCTCGGCGTCCAAGATGCTTACCGCCAGCCAAGGTGTGCGGTCTGGCCGGGTCATATTCGGCACGCAGACGGCCTGCACACGCTGGCCGAGGCGCACGCTATGGCCGAACATGACTTTCGACGGGATGAACACGTTCTCGTTGCTCTCGTTCAGGGCGAAGGCCGATCCTGTGGCCAGTTGGTTAGTTAGAAGAATGGTTTGCTGCATCTGTTATTCCTCTGCTTCCAGTTTTTGCAATTCAGCCTTGGCGTCCATCAGATAGAACCACAGTGTGGTCGTCTCTTCCGAGACCCAACCCGGTCGAACTCCGGGGTACCTTGCCTCAAGATCGGCAAGCTGTTTCTCTTTCGTGGCGATGTACTCGCGGAGGGATTGGATGGTCATTGCTTTACCTCCGTCAGCGTGCCGTCAGCTTCTTCGTGGTAAACAGGCACAGGAAGCCAGCCCCACGGGCCAAGCTGCTCGACCCGCCAGTTAATGACGGGCGTCTCTGTGCCCTCGTTTCCGAAGATGTCCTTGGGCCGCTGCGTCCCGGAAACGTAGTTGATGATGCGGATCGCGCACCCAAATGACGGCTCGTCTGTCACTTTACATTTGGCCATCACATGATCCCCAATCTGTCCAAGGCGAAGTATGATTTCTTGTAGCTTTCAATAAGGCGGTCAACGCTGGCAATTCTGGCCTGTATATGCGGCGGGTTGGGCGCGATGCCGTTGGTCAGCGTCTCGCGGTAATCCCACAGCGCGGTCAGCACGATGTGGGTGTCCATTGCTCCAAGTCTAACAGCCATTTTACCACCCCATACCGTGAGCGAAGACGAAGCCAGCCCAGAGCAGGCCGAAGATTGCGATGGCCCCGATCAGGTCGGCGGCGATGTCTCGGATTTTCATTTGGTTTCTCCATGATTGCTAGTTCGTAGGCCCACTTATAAAGCCCGCAACACCTCATGCAAGCATAAAAATGCGCTTGACGCAAAATAATTTCACAAATAGACAGATCGAACCGAAGCACAGGAGGACGCCGTGAAGGCTCAAGACCAAATCAGACAGTGGGCGGCGGACGGCGGGCGCAAGCTTGGCTGGATCGCTGACCAAGTCCCCGTCGCAAAATCCAGCATGTCGAGGTGGATGCAAAACAACATCACGCCCGGCGCGATCTACCGCAACCGGCTGGCCGAGATCACCGGGATCGACAGCCTGCGCGACAAGGGGACGTGGAAATGAACCGCGGCGAGATTCTTGATACGGCGAAGCATTGCGTGACGGTTGATCGTGCAAACACTCATGGCGATGCCGAGGCTAACTTCGGTCTGATATCTGCCTTCTGGACGGCATATCTGAACAAGAACGTCACGCCGCACGACGTGGCCGTGATGATGACGCTGTTCAAGCTGGCCCGCATGAAGTCGAATCCGGCACACGTCGACTCGGCCACAGACGCAGCAGGCTATGCCGCCATCGGTGGCGAAATCGGATCAGAAACGTCAAAGCGGGCCGAGGTGCCGGTTTCTGTGCGGGGCGAGGCTCTTTGATTATACTTTCAGCGCGTCCAAAAGGCTTTTTTGCGTGGCATCCTTGTTGCGCAAAACGCCGAGGACGCGCTGATCAATTGTATTGTTCGACACGATATGCGCGATCCGCACCGGGCGCGTCTGCCCCTGTCGGTGAAGGCGGGCATTGAATTGCTGATAATACTCGAGCGACCAGTTCAGCCCAAACCACACGCACAGCGCACCGCCCTTTTGTAGGTTCAGGCCGTGCCCAGCTGACGCAGGGTGCGCCAAGAGCATCGGGATTTCCCCACGGTTCCAAGCGTCGATGGTCTCCTGTTTTTTGTCCAAGACCCGCGCCTGCGGAAACCGCGCCACCAGACGCTCAAGATCGCTCTTGTAATTGTAGGCCACTAGCATGGTCTCGCCGGGGTTATCCTCGACAATGTCTCCCAGAGCATCGAGCTTGGCGGCATGGGTCTCTGACCACGCCCCAGAGCCGTCGGTGTACAGCGCGCCATTGGCGTATTGCAGGAGCTTGTTCGCCAGCACCGCCGCCGTTGCCGCCTCAACCTCTTCGCCGTCGATCTCGGCCAGCATCGTGCGTTCGAAGTCCAGATAACCGGCCATCACCTCAGTCGGCAGGTCGATGCCAACCGTCAGGTCAATGCGCGCGGGCATGTCTAGGTAATCCTCCGCGTTCATGTGCACGAC